GATGATAAAAATGAAAATAAATTTACGTGGATTAAAAATATATACTGGAAATTGGAACAATATAGTTGCATCTTGGTCCAACGAAATAAAAAATGGTTCCACGACAATATTGCGACTTTGGAAAAATTGTGGAAGACGGTGGAATTAGAACGCAAAACCGGGTTTGATCATAGGGCACCCCAAAAGCGTGTCAAGAAGATAGATACGTCTTTAGTAGGAGAATCCAATGGAGGTTGTTTGATCAATATTAAAAAAATAAATGAAACGATTTCGTCTTCTCCGCCGATGGAAAACCGGATTTTTAAAATACGCACGGAATCGATTGACGAAACGCACGAAAATATGAAAACACCGTTGTAATTTTGTTAGGCAAATACAGGTAATTCGGGTCCGGCTTGAGGTCCTAAAAACAGATTTTCTTCAGTATTATAATAATTTATTCTCACACCTGTCATGGTTTCTGGAACAGGTGATAAAGGTTGGGAAATATTGGATAAGACTTCTTTATCTCTGTACAAGGAATCGCAAAAGTCGGCACGAATACATTCACCGTCGTCTGGATTCTTGCGATATCTTAGATTATTTGTGATTTGTGCATATGAACCTACGCTAAAAATCGGATATTTCCACCAAATATCTTGGTAATTTTTTTCACTTAGCTTATTTGAACCGATATATGGATAAGTATCCGCTAAAAGTGGTTCATCTTCGCTGATTGGATAAATACCTGGATTTGCTAAATTTTGGAAACCTTCATATTTAAAAAAGAGGCAAAATAATATAATACATACTAATAAACCAAATAAAAATAATAATTTATTCATGTTCCTTATATATATTATAATACAAATATATTTATTTATATTATAAAAAAGGGTTAAAAATAAATTAACTATATATATACAATAGATAGAATGAATAGTGATAATGATATGCGTGTAACAAAACGTAACGGAGAATTAGAGGATATTGCATTTGATAAAATCTTGAATCGTGTCAAAAAATTGGGACAAGAGGCAAATATTCAAATAAATTATTCCTCATTGGTCATGAAGGTGATTGACCAGTTGTACGATAAGATTCCTACCACAAAAATAGATGAATTGACCGCTGAACAATGTGCGGTGATGTCGACTCAACATCCGGATTATGCGGTATTAGCCGGACGTGTGGTGGTTTCCAATCATCAAAAAAATACAGAGGCGTCGTTTTATAGAGTGATGGAAAAGTTGTATTGGTTGAATGATGTACACGGAGAACATTCTCCTTTATTATCGCATGAAACGTGGTTACATATTTGTGGAAACCAGGATGAATTGGAAGAAATGATTGATTACAATCGTGATTATTTGATTGATTATTTTGGTTTCAAGACTTTAGAACGAGCATATTTGTTTAAAGTAAATGATGTCGTGGTTGAAAGACCTCAGCATATGTGGTTGCGTGTTGCAGTGGGTATTCATGGAAATAACATGGATGCCGTGCGTGAGACGTATGATTTAATGTCGCTAAAATATTTTACACATGCTACACCAACGCTGTTTAATTCGGGTACACCTCGGCCTCAATTGAGTTCGTGTTATTTGATTGCGATGGAGGACGATAGTATTGACGGAATTTATAATACACTAAAGGATTGTGCTAAAATATCCAAATGGGCTGGCGGAATTGGTTTGCATATTCACAATATTCGTGCGAAAGGAACACGCATTCGTGGAACCAATGGAAAGTCGAATGGGATTGTACCCATGTTACGTGTGTTTAATAACACGGCAAAATATGTTGATCAATGTTTACATCCAGAAACAATTATTTATACAACTCAGGGACCAAAAGAAATACAAAATTGTAGTTCTGGAGAAACAAAAATATATAATTTAAAAGGAGAAACAGAAACTATACTAAATGTATTAGAACATTCTTATAATGGTGAATTTCTTGAAATAGAAATAATGCATTCTTTATTTCCCTTGAGAATCACACCTGAACATCCAATATATGTTTTAAAAAATCAACCAAAAGGTTTGAATTATAAATTTATTAAAAATCGTTTAGACAAAAATATATGTAAATTTGATTGGGTTGATGCTAAAGATATAAATACAAATGATCTTGTAATATTTCCAATACCAACAGAAGTAAATGATATTACAAATATTTCTGAGGATGATTGTTATATGTATGGAATAATATTAGGCGATGGTTGTATGAATAATGACGATACACAAAGCGGTACTATTACAATACATACTTTTAACAAAGTTCATTTAAAAGATTTTATTATAAAATATTTTGAAGAAAAATGTGTAGATTATAGGGTAACAGTTGAAGAAAATACGACAAAAATTCGTTGGAATAGAACGATTCATTTACCTTTTAGATATAATGATTTTTATGATGATAACAAAACAAAACGAGTAAATCATAAATGGTTAAATTTACCAGTAAATAAATGTAAATACATTTTAAAAGGTTTATTACAAACAGATGGTTGCTATTATAAAAAAGAATTGGTCTTTGACAATACCTCTTTGAATTTAATAGAATGTGTGAGATTTATATGTATGAAAATGGGAATGTTAACAAGTGGTTATATTCGGGATAGAGTCGGAGAATCGCATGAAACAAGTAGAGGTATTATTGAAAATAAAAAAATAAGTTATACATTAAGAATTCCAAGGACAAAAGAAATTTGTGAATTAATGAATGTTGAATATGATGAAAAACAGTTTTTTAAATTTTTACGTTACGGTAATTACTTGTTGTCAAGAGTTCAGAATATTAAAAAAACAGTTTATGACGGAATTTTATACGATTTACAAATGAAAAAAGAACATAATTATCTAATACATAATGGTCTTGTCCATAATGGCGGGGGCAAGAGAAATGGCTCCTTCGCAATTTATTTAGAAACCTGGCATGCAGATATTGAGGATTTTTTAGACATGAGAAAAAACCACGGTGATGAGGAGTTGCGTGCCCGTGATTTGTTTTATGCTTTGTGGATTTCTGATTTATTCATGGAGCGAGTAAGGGAAAACGGAAAGTGGTCCCTCTTTTGTCCACATGAATGCCCTGGTCTTGCCGATGTATACGGCGAGAAATTCAAGGAGTTATATACGAAATACGAGTCGCAAACCACTACAGCCCGAGTCGTCAACGCACGTGAATTATGGTTTAAGATCCTGGATGCTCAGATGGAAACCGGCACACCATACTTATTATATAAAGATGCCGCAAATATTAAATCAAACCAGAAAAATATCGGCACAATTAAGTCGTCGAATTTATGCTGTGAAATTCTGGAATATTCAGACGATAAGGAAACAGCGGTCTGTAATTTGGCGAGTCTCGCTTTACCTGCGTTTGTCAACCAAGAAACCAAAGAGTTTAATTATGAAGATCTACATCGTGTCACCAAAGTGGTTACTGGTAATTTGAACAAGATCATCGATATTAATTTTTATCCTACTGAAAAAACAAAAAGAAGTAATATGTTGCACAGGCCGATTGGTATTGGAGTCCAAGGTTTAGCCGATGTATTTATCATGATGGATATACCATTTCATAGTGAGCCTGCGAAAATCGTGAATAAACTCATTTTCGAGACGATATATCATGCGGCACTTGAGAAAAGTAATGAAATCGCAATATCCCGCAAAGAAATTGTAAAATATGTACGATCAAAGCTTTCGCCAAAAGATATAGAAAATATAATCAAAACTTTAAAACTGGAGCAAACAATTACAGATTATCCTGAGTTGTCGTCTATATTGGGTCAACTCTTTTTTAACAATATAACGACTCAAAATATTATTGTTGCAGAAATTACCAGAATTCAAAGCGATGAATTATGTGGTTCGTATAGTTCATTTGAGGGTTCGCCTGCATCAAACGGAGAATTACAGTTTGATTTATGGGGCGTAAAACCGAGTGAAAATAGGTATGATTGGAATGAATTGCGGGATTCTATCAAGAAATACGGAATACGAAATTCGTTATTAGTTGCACCGATGCCTACTGCATCTACATCGCAAATTTTAGGATATAATGAGTGTTTTGAACCGTTGACAAGTAATTTGTATACGAGACGAACGTTAGCGGGTGAATTTGTGGTGGCGAATAAATATTTGATGAAGGATTTGATTTCGTTGGGTTTGTGGAATGATAAAATTAAGAATAATATCATTGCTAATAAGGGAAGTATTCAGCAATTAACGGTCTTACCGGAACATATACGTGAAAAATATAAAATTGTTTGGGAGATGCCGATGAAACATTTAATTGACATGGCGGCGGATAGAGGTGCGTTTATATGCCAGAGTCAAAGTTTAAATTTATGGTTGGAAGATCCTAATTATAATACATTGACATCGATGCATTTTTATTCTTGGAAACTTGGACTAAAAACCGGGATTTATTATTTAAGAAGAAAAGCGAAACACCAGGCACAACAATTTACGGTTGAACCTGAAAAACGTGGGAACAATGATACTGAAAATGATGAAATTTGTGAAATGTGTTCGGCATAAAGTGATGATATCAAAAAATATTTTATAATAAAATATTTATAATATATATATTCCTTCATATGTATAATAGCACAACTCGAACTGTATTTCTCATCTTGATAATATGTGTTGGTATCATAATCATGTATTCTTTATTCAAAGGTGTAAAGTTATATCATTCGATTTACAAGATTAGAAAACAAAACCAAACAAAAATATATGAACGAACGGTTAATCCTGCAATTCCTAAAAAATACAAAAATGATCTACGTTCAAATAAAATTTCTACAGATAGTAAAAAATATAGTAGTATGGAAATTTCCAAATCCAAAAATTCCGGTTCCAAAAAAAGTGCTGCTTAAGGCGATACAACGAGTAAAAAATAAGTATATTCATGATGAGCATACTTATTTTTCATAGTTATCTTTTTTTATTTTTTAATGTGAATCGTATCCGCCGTCATAATTAGAACCATACGTCGCACGGGTAGAATCTGCACAGACTCCATAATATTCTTCGTCGAATTGATATTTATCACGAGGATCGATATAATTGTTGATTTCATCGTAATCCAAGACAATTGGTTCGACGTATTCTTGTTCTTCTTCTTGTTCTTCAGGATCATTTGAATCAGAATCAGTAAATTCTTCTCCGGCAAATTCTTCTCCATCTAAATTCATAAGTGCATCATACCTGTCATTAATCATATCAATAATTTCGGAATCAATCACATCGTTTTTTTTCATAATGTGTAATACATGAAATAATGATAATTGGTTCAAGTCATAATTATTGTTGTCAATGTCTTTTTCAATACCACAACCACGTTCGCCTTTGTATTCATTATTGCAGCAACTCATACAGTAGTCAATAAATATTCCTTTGTATGTTCCATAATATAAACAATTGAGGCATTCATGGGGTCCTGTTTTAGGTAAGTGATTAAGTGCCCATTGCTCGGAAAATGAATTAGCATAATAAATACCATGATAAGAATAACAAATTCGATTATCGTTAATTGAATAATGTGTAATGTTTCTATCATCTGTTTTATAAGTAATGCATCCGTTTTGGTATTGTGCGCCATTTGTGTTGTTAAATGTTTCCATTATTAATTCCTTGTAGTGTTTTTAAGTTTGTTTTGTTTTAATTTAAAATACCAGTAAAAAAGTAAATCAATTTTTTTATTAGGGGGATCAGCCAGACCCACCTTATCTTAACATTTGTCTAATTGTCCGGTTTTTTTCACGTAAATCTACTTCATAAATAAGTTTATAAAAACAACGTAAAGTAATTATCACGTCAAACAACGAATTATGCAGATTTTTTGGTTCAACTGAAAACAAATGTTTATGTAATTCACTCAATTTTGGATACTTATAACCCCGACTCGTTTGAATTTTACAAATATCGACCGTATTTTTCATAGTACAAAAACATTTCGAATTAAAATGCTCACTCTTTTCAAAATATTCAATTATTTGGTCATACGATTTATCGTGATCAGATTCTTGCTTTAACCTATAAAACTCAACAATCAACATTTTCACATCGAATTCTAAATTATGTCCAATAATATAATCCGCTTTTTTCACCTTTGAAAAGAATTTGCTCAACACATCATATAAAATAACGCCTTCTTTCTGACATCTTTCCTGAGTGATTCCGTGAATATTTATGCATTCTATCGGAATCACTATGTCTTGCCGAATTTTTATGATATGATCATTGATACTTAGACTATTCTTTTCAATGTCGTACATGACATAACTAAACTGAACAATATGCGGTTGGTTACCCGTATCATGTAAATTTTTAAAATCATTGATTTTACCAGTTGTTTCCGTATCAAAAACTAATATTTTCATTCTATATGATTTGATTAAACTATTTGTTAAAAAAGGTTTAAATCCTTATTTTTAAATCAATTTTTATTTTATTCAGAGCCACTATACAATCCGTATCATTAGACATAATTTTTACAAATGCCAAAACTACGTCGATGCCATATTGTAATTCCATGTTCTTTGATTCCATCTAAATGTTTTTTTGCACCATAACCTTTATTGCTGTCTATATTATAATGTTCGATCAAATGAGGATTTTCCTTGCACAAATCTTCTATATATGTATCACGTGCAACTTTGGCTAATATTGAGGCAGCTGCAATTGTGGAATATTTGTTATCACCACCTTCAATACAAACATGAGGTATTTGCTCTAATATTTTTCGTTTTTTATTAAAATAAGTATATGGATTAAAATAATTCCCGTCAATTAATAATTGTATTTTTGTTTCACTGTTGTTGAATAAATCCGGATTTTTATTTATGATTTCGGCAATACATTTATGCATAGCTTTTTGCGTAGCTTGTAATATATTGATTTCATCAATGACAACTTCATCTTCATAACAAACAACCCAGGCAATAGAACTGTTTTTAATATATTCAGCAGTTTCTTCTATTTTCTTTTTTGAATGAAATTTTTTACTATCCTTCATTTTTGAATGATCAAAACTATCATCTTTAGGTAAAATAACGGCGGACACATATACTCTTCCAAAAAGAGGACCTCTGCCAACTTCGTCAATGCCAATTTCGATTACATTTGATTCATTTGTATAACATTTTTGAAGAGGCTCGTGTTTAACTCTTTTTAACGGGGGTTTTTCATTTTGATTCATTTTTTCATCGTCTTTTTCCATTTTAAATAATATTTATATAAAAAAAATATTTATTTTCAATTTTATTTTTTTCACAATATAAATTATACATGAACAAATTATTATTTCTTTTTATAATCATATTACTTGGACTTGTATTATGCCATTTTTTAGGAGGTAATTGTTATAAAGAAGGATTTCAAACGACTTCCAAATCTCAAGTGGAAGATATCACTGGTGTAAGCACAGCTCCTCCACCTCCGCCACCAAAACCATCATCCGGCTCTGGCTCTGGCTCTGGCTCTGGCTCTGGCTCTGGCTCAAAACCTCCTTCATATGATAATTATAATCACTATGATGGTTCAAGTTATCCTACAAAATATTATGGTCCAAATGGAACGACCGCTATTATTGTAAATAAAAATGGAATATATACTTTAATTATTACTGATACTACAGGAACAACTACCATTTATACCGCAGCGACACCATTGCCACCATCTTGTAATCCTCCACCTCCACCACCTCAAAGTGGACAATCCGGAAGTAGTGGACAATCCGGAAGTAGCGGACAATCCGGAAGTCTCCCACCAAAAACATGCATCACAAGTATTATATTTTATGGACCAAATGGCGGTAGTGCAAAAATAACTACAGATAATAATGGCAATTATATAATTAAAGTAACGAGTCCCGATGGAGAGGTTACCGTATATACCGTAATAAATAATCAATCCACGCCTCCACCACCACAACCACAACCAGATTCTACCCCATATGTAGAACCATCAAAATCTAAGCCAAACCCATATGATTCAAGCTTACCAAAAGGCATACCAAAAAGTATGATTCCTGCAGGTCAGGAAGACTTATACATCTTAAAGTCAGAAGTCGTTCCACCAGTATGCCCTGCTTGCCCTTCATGTTCATTATCCATGAAAGGATTTATGGGAGGAGCTGCTTCCGGAGCTGGTTCGGGGGCTTCTCCAGGAGTAAAAGACACATCTAAATGCCCACCTTGCCCTGCATGTGCCCGTTGCCCTGAGCCTGCGTTTGATTGCAAAAAAGTTCCAAATTACAAAGCAGGAAATCCAGTAAATAATAGTTTTTTACCAATACCAGTTCTAAACAGCTTTAGCAGTTTTGGATTATAAGTTTTGGATTATACATACAAATAAATACAAATAATAATTTACGTTGATTATTATTTGCATCACACAATAGACAATACACTACACATCTACATTTAATTCCCGAGATTTTACACATTTTTTATCCATTTGAAAAGTCTCCATTTTTTCTTCTTGGGGAACTATTTTAATAATACATTTCGACTTTTTGCCATACAGCGGTTCTGTACATCCTTTACCTTCTGTTCCTTTATCAGGGGAATGTTTATTTTTTTCACTCTTGTCAAATTTAAATAATTTTGGAATATCATCTGTGCATCTTGACCTGAAATGTTCATATCTTTCTCTCACATCACAATATTTCAAATTGGATTTCTTTTTTAATTTTCGATTTATTAATTCATGCAATTCATATATATATCTTGAAAAAGTATCCCGATTTTTCATAGCTTCCATCGTAAGTGGCAATTCTTTCAAATTCGTTTTTAAATTGATTCTACAATATTTACAAGGAAGGACATTTTTTAAACTTAATATGAAATTCCGATATTGATGTTTTTCTTCCATAGTAGGTTCAACTGGATAATTAAAACTAATCGTATGCAATAAATGCCACGCACCAGGACCCCATACTGTCGTCAACATTCCATCACCACTATTATAATCGTTCTTTGAATAAGTTTTTTTAGTCTTGTTTAAACGACCAGTCTTATTTCTATTATTTTTATGAGATTTATTTTTCATTTATTATTATATATTGTAAATATAAAAATATTTACAATATTTATGAGTGAATTATCCAATATAAACACTTATATAGAAAATACAAAAAACGTTTGTTTTTATATTACATTATCCATTATTCTTATATTTATCTTTATATTTAGCCCTTTGAATCGTTATCTCATGGCCTCCATCATCGGAAAATTAATTATTCTTGCACTATTGTTATACGCCTTATATCAAAATGTAAACTCCAGCATGATTTTTTCTAAAAATACCAACATTGCATTCACCGATGGGTCGTGGACAAATATTAAAACAAACGTAATGTGCAGTTACGTGTTTTCACTATTTATACTTTTCTTAATATTAAAAGTCGCTCGAAGTATCTTTTATTAATTCTTCAATCAATACATTTGAATAATTTTTACTGGACCTACAAGACTCATCATCCTTATTTAGAGAATTTAGACAACTCTTTTTTTTTATATTCATTATTTTATTGTAGTAAATCAAATCATTTTTATATTCGTATCTATTTATTTCAACCAATTTACCGTCTTGATTTCTAAATATCATTTTTATAAATATATATATTCATTTTATCATGAATATATGTTTAAATATTTTTTTTTATTAATTTATCAAATTAGTATTTCGTTTGAAGTTTTCAACTAATTTAATCTTTATATACATATATAATGGCAATTACAAGTTTAGCAAGTCTAATGAATAGTTTTAAAAGTTTGACCAATGGCACAAATAAAAAATATTTTTATATCTTCATCTTTATTCTCTCTGTAATAGTTATCGCAGGAATTTATTACATGTATACAAAAAACAGTTCATCAAAAAATCAATATATCGAAAACTTTGAAGATAATTCAAGTGGTAAAACCGCAGAATTAATGTTGTTTCACGTAGATTGGTGCCCTCATTGCAAAACTGCTAAACCTGAATGGGACCAAGTCAAAGCTGAATACCAAAATAAGGAAATCAACGGATATAAAGTTATCTTTACCGATATCAACTGCACCAATGAAACACCAGAAATTCAAAAACTAATTGACACTTATAAAATAGAAGGTTATCCAACCATTAAATTAATCAAGGACGGCCAAGTGATTGATTTTGACGCAAAGCCAACCAAAGATACCTTAAGCAAATTTTTGAATACTGTATTATAAATTTCCACAAGTATAAAACACCAGGCATATAAATAAATCATTCATTATCCTTTGTTTCTACATTTGTTTTTACTTCTTCTTCTCTTTTCAATGAGAGAAAATCTTCAGCTGTTTTTATTCCATCATTCAATAATTCTAAACGAGTTTCACTCGAAGAAGCGGTTTCTTTGATAAAGGAAATACTCATGTGTTTTGTTTTATACGACACTTCATTTGGAATGACTGGTTGTTTCGTCTCGGTATCAAGTGTAGATATCATTTTATTTATAAAGGTCATGATATAATCTAATATAGTGGATTCATTATTTACTATATTATTACAAATTTCCGAATTTTCATAACTATTGCGAAATCCCAAAATCTCTTCAAAGGGACAATTGTTGTTTTTAATACAATAATTCAACGGATAGTTTGAAATCATACCTGCATCAACATAACATTTATCATCAATACATACCGGTGAAATCACCAATGGCAACGCAATGGTCATATGCAATGCCCTTAATAATTCTAAATCGGGATGTGTTTTATAGGATATATCAATTAATTCAAAATTGTTTAGCTCAAGAGAGAAAAAGTGAACTTCTATTTTTGAATATTCGTAAAACTCTTTCATTGTTATTTTCATTGACAAATCTTTTGAATCAAAAAAAGGTTTATAAAATATACTAATGACTTTTTCATCAAATAATCCCTTTTTGCTATAAGCCTCAAATATTTGATTTACACTTAGATGATACGTATCGTGCCAAGGACGTTTTATAATATAATCATTGATAACATCCCATTCAAACCGTAATGCAATTAATAAACCCATTATTGCACCGGCAGAAGTCGCATATATAGTTTGAATTTCATCGATATTCCAAAATTTATTTTTTTCCAACTGTTGTAGTGCTCCCAAGGCTTTGATGCCACTTGGTCCTCCACCCGAAATGACTAAATGTTTAATTGTCATAATTTAAATAATTAAATTACTTTTAATAAGTTTTTTTCCTATTATTTTGTAAAATGGCAAATATATTTACTCTTGAAAATGTTTCAGACTTTTCAGAAAAAATAAATATTGATGAATTATACGAAAAAAAAAGACAATATGATTTGAATAAATTAGAATTGTATAATAAAATTTTAAATAGAATTCATGTCAGAATTCGAACGACCTCCCGTCAAAAAATGAATGAACAATTCTGTTGGTACCTTGTTCCAGAAATGATTATTGGTGTTCCAAAATACGACCAAGGTTCTTGTATTGCCTATTTAATTGATAAATTAAGAGAAAATGGATTCAATGTGAAATATATTCATCCCAACACATTGTTTATATCTTGGTTACATTGGGTTCCTTCTTATGTAAGAACCGAATTAAAGAAAAAAACTGGAATTATCGTGGATGAATATGGAAATAAAGTTGAAGAAATCGAAATGATTGGAAATGAAAAAGTGAATGATATGTTTAATATTAAACAACAAACAAAGACCGTTAAAACACCAGGCAATTCACAAAAGGACAAAAAATTCACACCTATACAATCTTATAAGCCCCAAGGAAATTTTATATACAATGATGATTTAATAAATTCTTTAGGTGAAAAAATAACATAAAAATGTTGTCAAGGTTTTTAATTCGATAATGTCACTGGATCTATTTATTTGATATTTTTATAATTTTTTATTGATATAATATATAAGAAATATATGAAATCTAAATCCAAAAAACAAAGAACTGGAAAAAAAAATAATACAAAAAAACGTTTAAGTTTAGACAAAGAACGAATTGTATTTGAATCTTTCGAAGATGATTATGAAAAATTTGTAAAAGAAAGTATTAAGAAAAAAAACAAAAAATATCTATCCCATGTAGAGAGATTATTAGATCAAAGTAGAACCGCTATTTATAAGAAACAAAATAGTGGTGATTTATGGCAAGCCCCATTGGTCAAATTATTTCAAGTTCCATTTACCCCGTCAACAATTAAGGCAAATGACGATTTTTATACTTATATAAATTTCAGATGGTTACAAAATGCCGAAAGTGAATTTGACAGCAAAGGTAATCCACAGAATAAAAAATATTTCTCTCAAATTGACGATTTCCGATTAATACAAGATAAAACATATCACGATGTTCTAAAAATAATGCGTGATTATTGCAAAAAGAATCATAATCGTGAAGCAAAGTTGGTGAGTAATGTAATGAAATCATTCGAACAATTAAACAATTATTCAAATACCAGAAAACACATCGATCAATATATAAAAAAATACGAAGAATTAGCAAAGAAAAATGATTTATGGGAATTTTTAGCAGAATTAAATAAAAACGAAATAATCTCTTGGGGATCTCCAATCACTTGGAAAGTAACCGCTGACCAAAAAGATGCCAAGACCTATCGCAGTTTTATATCTGGACCACAATTATCTATTTTTGATATTAAAGTATATTTTACGGATGACGGCGGATTAACTCCAGAGGAAGTTAAATACAAAAAAATATTAAAGGCAAAATATTTAGATTATATTAATCAAATCTTTGAAGCTTGTTTAGGTAAGAATCACGGTTTAAGTGCAACAGACGTATTTGATAAAGAAGTCGATATTATTAATGCAATGGGATGCACTTCTATTAAATCGGATGATGAAGGATTTTATAATATTGTTAAAAAAGGCGATGCCTTAAAATATGGTTTGGATTGGGAAAAATTTAGCAAGTGTTTAGGATACACAAAAACTCCTGACTTTTGTATTGTAGGTAGTTTGAATTATATAAAATGCATCACCGACAATTTAACTAAAAATTGGACCGATGATAAATGGAAAAGTTATTGGTATTATATTTTCTTCCGTCAAATCATCCGTTTTGATCGCAAATTAAATGATATTCATTATGAATTTAAAGGAAAATACATCACTGGATTACCAACCAACTTTCCTTATGATTTATATCCTGTTTTTGGCTTGTCCGTCACTTTTAATACATTAATCGCAAATGAATATTCCGCAATTCATAGAAATGAAGAAATTATCCAATATGTTAAAAATATTGGTTATGATTTGGTAAAAGTATTTAAAAGAATTATTATAAGAAACGACTGGTTCAATCCAATAACGAAAAAACATGCATTACAAAAATTAGATCATCTTAAACTTGTTATTGGACAACCTGATGAATTGCGCGAGGATCCTCTCTTGAATTATGTTGCAAATGATCCTTATGACAATTTAGTATTGATTAATAATTGGAGAATGGAAAAATTTGTCAAATTAGACGGTCATCGTGTAATTGATATTCCAATGGTAGATTGGGCCGCAACACCATTTAAATTAATTGGTTACCAACCTTATATCGTAAATGCATTTTACACTCCAACATTGAATTCTATTTATATTCCTTATGCATATTTACAAGCGCCTTTTATCGATTTACAAGAAAGAGGTATTGAATATAACTTGGTTCGTATTGGCTATACTTTAGGACATGAAATGTCTCACTCGTTAGATAGTATCGGAAGTAAATATGATTATAAAGGAAACTTGCATAATTGGTGGAACGCAGCTGATAAGAAACATTACGATAGTATTTTAGCTGATATTATTAAGCAATATGAAGCATTCGCGTTAAAAGACGGAATTAAATTCGACGCTTCGATTGGAATTAGTGAAGATGTAGCAGATATTTCTGGTTTAGCAATATGCGAAGAATATTTGAAGGATTTCCAAGATAAAAATAGTTATATTGTTCCTATTCGAGCACTATCATTCCAAAAGTTTTATACTTATTTTGCTGTTCAACAGAGTCAACATATTTACAAGAGTGCTTTAAGAGCCCAATTATTAACCAATCCTCATCCTTTAAATAAATATAGAACAAATGTTCCATTGTCTCGTTTAGAAATATTTAGAAATATTTACAATGTTAAAAAAGGGGATGGTATGTATTGGCCAGATATGAGAACTGTCTTTTAAATTTATATTTAGAATTATTTAGAAATTATCATCAATTATTTTGAATTATAATTAAATAGATATGGACGGATGAATTTTAATGTAAATATTAAGGATTATTCAAAAAGAATCATAATTAGATAAATTATTTTTAAATTAATTTTAAAACTAATTTATATTTAAAAAATTTTCATATTTCAAAATTTTTTTTTATCAAGTATATATATAAAATGGCAAGAGGTCGTCGTACAAGAAAAGCAGGTCGTTCAAGAAAAGCAGGTGCAAAAATGGCTGTCAGAAAACATAGAACCGCAAAGAAATTTGCAAAGAAAGCTTTAGTTGCACAAAAGAGAGCAAAGAGTGCCGCTAAAAAGGCTTCCCAAGCTCAAGCTCAAGCTCAATCTCAAGCTCAAGCAGCTTCCCAAGCTCAAGCTCAAGCTCAAGCCCAAGCTCAAGCAGCTTCCCAAGCTCAAGCTCAAGCCCAAGCTCAAGCTCAAGCCGGTGGAAGACGTTAAATATAAAATATAAATAAAATTTATCGTTTTTAGTTTCGGTTTTTAGTTTCGGTTTTTAGTTTCGGTTTTTAGTTTCGGTTTTTAGTTTAATTATTTGATATGAACAATATCAAATAATAATAATTTTCATTTACCTCTGGCCTGGATCTACATGTATTACGTTACGTATATGTGTACAATTTTTCCGATATTTTTTCCATTGTTTCAATTTGCTTTGTCGTTGTTTCAAATATCTTTTTTTCAACTATCGCCTCATATATTTTTAACCCTTTTACAAAATGTTCCTCACAATTACTATACAAGTCTCTGATATAATTCCTACATTCAACCACAATGTTTTGTAATGAATCCTCATTTAATTCCGGATTTACTTTTATTACCTTTTCATTTATTTCTTCGTGTGTAGTTGATACATATACAAATAGCTTGTTCAATATTGATATTAAATATTCATTCTTTTCATCAATCATAGAAATCATTTGTTTTAAATTATTTGCATATTCTTGAAATAAATCATCTCTACAAGAAATCGTTTGGTCCTTGTCATCTATTTCGTTCATAGCACAATACTTTTTCTTACTATAATCCGTCAATGGTATATCACTAAATTTTTCAATATTTTCAGGCAATACCAAATTACCGGTGTATGCTGTATAAAATTTATTTAAATCACTTCTAAATTGTCTTCTTGTCTCAGGGGTCATTCCTTTGAATTCACCGGTTTCAAAATCGTAATCATAATCAAAATACAATTCTATTAATTCTGGTATTCCGTATTGATCACTTAAACTATCAGTTAAAGAATTCAAGCTACACAATTTCGCAGGCTTAGTATTTATGACAACATCTTTATCAAGAGAATCCATATTTTTAAATAATTCATTTGCTAAAATATCGACACGCTGACCACACAAACTTGTATATTGAATCTCAACCTTTCCTGATTTAGGAATCTTGTCTTTTTCTTGGAGACTATATCTTTTCACTTTACCAGAACTATTTGTATGAATATATTCAGGATTAATTGTCATTACTATTGCGGCAAATACATTTGCAACCTTTATGTAAAATTTCGCAATTTGATTACACAATAACGTTTTTTTATCACTTTCTTCTTTAATTATTTCATTCATGTCACTCTTATTTATGAAAACAATGTTTTCATTTTGTTCAATGGGATCTTCATAGTCTTCACCATTTAATTTACCATTCTCCACACGTTCAACAATATTGTTTACTTGTAAATCATTAAAATGTTTATTAATAATATCCGATGTCAATACAATTAACTTGTTACAATATGATTTATTATGCAATTTTACCAAACTTTTGAAATCCATGGTTAAAATATATTTTGTCGCTATATAATCAATTTCATCATCCATCATTTTTTTATGATTTATTTTTCCATCCTGAATAACACTTCCCCCCGTAATATTTGATTTAGAAATTTGATTACCCATATATCATATTTATATAAAAATTATAAAATAAAATTGAATTAAAATTATCTTTTCTAATCAAAATAATAACTTAGAATGAGCAAAGATAAAAGTATAAAAAAAAGAGATGGAAATATAATTAATAAAAAAGAATTATGGAATGTTTTTGACAGTGAAATTAACAAAAAAGATGAAATACCTTTAGAATGTATTTATCGTGCTGGAGGAGACCGCGAACAATGCGACCGTTGTGAATCTTCTTTAGCATTTTCAGATGAAGGATTTCTCACTTGCACTAATTCTAAATGTGGAATTATTTACAAGGATATTGTTGACCAAAGTGCAGAATGGCGATATTATGGTGCTGACGATAATCAAAACTCAGACCCTACCAGATGTGGAATGCCAATAAATCCTTTATTACAGGAATCATCATTCGGGTGTAAAGTCTTGTGCTATGGTTCTACCAGTTATGAAATGCGCAAAATTAGAAGGTATACCGAATGGCAATCCATGCCATATAAAGAAAAATCTCAATATGAAGAATTTCAGAGAATTACCATTATGGCACAAAATTCAGGTATTCCAAAATTAATCATTGATGATGCAATTCGTTATCATAAGAAAATTTCCGAATATGAATTAACCTTTCGCGGGGATAATCGTGATGGAATATTAGCGGCGTCCATATATATATCTTGTCGTATTAACAATTATCCGAGAACAGCAAAAGAAATTGCAACTGTATTTAATTTAGATGTAACCAGTGCAACAAAAGGATGTAAAAACGCACAACTAATTATTAACAATCTTGAACGAGATATGTTGCACACTGATAAAACGTCATTTTGTAAGACAAAACCAGAAGCATTTATCGAACGATATTGTAGCAAATTAAGTATTAATAATGAGTTGACTAAATTATGTCAATTCATTTCAATGACTATTGAAAAAAAGGGTTTAATGCCTGAAAACACACCACATTCAATTGCTGCTGGAGTTGTTTATTTTATTGCACAATTATGCGGGTTGAATATCAGTAAAAAAGATATAAAAAATACAAGTGAAATCAGCGAAGTTACGATTAATAAATGTTTCAAGAAAATTGAAAAAATGAAGGAGGAAATTGTTCCAGCTGTTATTCTTAAAAAATATGGATCCTATTAATATTATTTTACTAATTTACGCCAAAAAGCCAAAAAAGGCAAAAAGACAATAATTAATTATTAGTTAAAATATATTTAAAAATTTATTTTTTAATTATATTATTAAAACAAATGGAGTTTATTGAAAAAATAGCAGAAACCGAGGAAAGTTTCAATTCAATTGATAAAATATGTATTATACTAACATCAACCGTGAATGTGAATCCTATTAAAAAATTCATTTTTGACAGAGACCCTGCTTCCAGAATAGAATTATATTTAAAATCTATTAGAAAATGGTTAGAACAGACCCATTTTAAAATTGTCTTGGTTGAAAATTCCGGTTACAAGTTCCCCGAATTGGATGAATATGTTGAAAAATATAAAGACCGGTTTGAATTAATTTTATTTAATGAAGCTGATATTAATTTTGACGATTTCAATTCAATCGGAGCACATGCATTAGCCACCGACAAGGATTATTTATACACCAGTAAAGGAACAAGTGAAATGTTTGCGATTTATTATACAAAACAGTGTTCACAACTCATTCAAAAGAGTGAATTTATCATTAAAATCACTTGTAGATATTTTATACCGCAATTTGAAGATTTTTTCAAAAATAAAAATATCGACGATTATTTAGCAATTAGACAAAACAATTGTCTTCATTGTGAAATTGTCGGTGCTCACAAAAGTAGGTTAGATGATTTATTTATTCCTGCACATTTCAGGGGAACAGATGGTTTATGTCATCATCATTTAGAAGAATTATATGAAGACCGAATTTTAACCAGGTTTCCTCAAGACAAGGTTTTGGTTTGCGATGTATTTGAAATAGAACCAACTCGACAAGGTGGAACACTTGATTTGAAAACGTTTTTATAATTGTCTTGTCTATAAATGAGTGATTTTGTAATCGTTAAAGATAATAAAAATAAATATTTGATTACTACAAATGGCGAAATCAAATATTATTCCAAATCGTATATTTATTGTTCCATATAGGAACCGAAGAGAACAAAAGTTTTTTTTTTCAAATCAAATGAGTTTCATATTAGGAGATGCAGAGGATTATGAAATATATTTTGTCCATCAATGCGATAATCGTAACTTTAATCGCGGTGCAACCAAAAACATTGGGTTTTTAGCAATGAAAGAAAAATATCCGGATGATTACATAAACATTAATTTTATTTTCAATGATGTTGACACATTACCGTTTCACAAAATATTTGATTATCAGACAACACCAGGGGTTATTAAACATTATTATGGTTTTGAGTCCGCATTGGGCGGAATTGTAGTTATTAAAGGCTGCGATTTTGAAATCGCCAATGGGTATCCGAATTATTGGGGCTGGGGAATGGAAGACGCATGTCTTCAAAAAAGATGTTTACAATTGGGCATGCGAATTGACCGAACTCAATTCTATAAAATAGGAAGTCCTGAAATTCTCCAATTGTTTGACGGGGTCTCTCGTATTGTATCCCGAAAAGATCCGGTTAGAATGAAAAATGATACAGGAATAGATGGTATTCGATCCATCGACAATCTATTATTTACGATTGATGACAAATCGTTAAACCCAAATGATAATGTTTATTTGGTGGAAAACAGTAAAATAATGGTGATTAATGTTACTCATTTTATGACTTTAGTAAATTACAATGAAGATTCTTATCATGATTATGATCTGAGAGAACCAGTTAGAAATATAATGTTTCCCAATTCAAATGTTAAAATGACAAATCAAACGGTTGTTAGTACAGATGATTGGAAACATATTCCGTATTATCCTACTGTTCAAGAGAGAAAAGAAAATGAAATTAAACAGTTTACCCAGGGCATAAAACAACAACAATATAAAAATCAAGCAACCGTATTGCCCCAACAACAAAAACCGGTGTCGGCAAAATACTACTTTTCAAAAGAATATGCAAATACTTATTATCCGAAACCACGTGCAACCTCAAGTGTAAATATTCCTTTAGGCGGAAATTATCGAAAATAATCGATCGGGTCTTTCTGGTAGGACTCGGTAAATTACGTCTTTCTCTCTTCTCTCATTATTATATGAATAAAAGTAAAAACAATGATGAAATAATTCTTCAAATTAAAAACATTCCGTTTTCCAGGGTTATAAATGAATGGGATAAAATGAAAAAACTCTGCAGTAGTCAACATGGTGCGACGGGTGAATTAAATGGTCGCAGTAAACTCGGGTGCGACTTTTTAGATTACTATTTTTTCTCTCATCGTCTTGAAACGATCGGTAATAAGGGTATAAACTTTTACGATTTTTTGGAAAATATAGACCATTATAAAGGTAAAAAATATATTCAAACATTATTGACGTTTTGCGAGAAAAAGAATCGGTATATAAATCAAGATATAAAAAAATACTATTACATTTATGGTCTTTGTTTCGGAAGATGCAATGCTTTTAAAATTACGAACGCATTGGAAATATATATCAAATACAAACCGACCGTGATTTTGGATCCTTTCTGCGGATTCGGTGGAAGATTGGTGGGTGCTTTATTGCTCAACGCCGATTATATTGGATTTGACTTGAATGATGATTTGAAAAATGCATACGACAAACTCTTGGATGATTTTGGAAAAAAAAGTAATGCAACTGTTTCTCTCACATTTGCCGATTCTTTATCGATAAATTATGGCGAATTAAAATATGACATGGTATTTACTTCACCTCCCTACGAAAATATAGAAATATACAAAAATAGCACAAAAAAAACGATTCATGAATGGAGTCTTTTTTATAAAACTATTTTCCAGAAAACATGGGACGGTCTCTCAAACGGCGGAACATATGCAATCAATATAAATGAAACTATTTACAACAAATCATTAGTACCTCTTTTTGGCGAATGCCACGAAAAACTTGAACTTAAAAAATCCACCAGAAATACCAAATATAAAGAATATATTTATATATGGAAAAAACAATATTAAAATACTTTATTTAATTAATTTATTACCATGGGTTCAAATAATAAATTAATTAGTTGTATAAAAGACGTCAAACATAGCTTTTACATTAATTTAGAAAATCGTGCAGACCGTAAAACACACGTGGAAAAAGAACTACAGAGTATTGGAATCACTCCAAACCGGTTTAATGCGATTAAAATGCCGAACGGTGCAATCGGTTGTAGCTTGAGTCATTTGAAATGTCTTCAAATCGCAAAAGAATCTGGATGGCCTCATGTTTTTATTTGTGAAGACGATATTCGGTTTCTTGATCCTGAATTATTCGTAAATCAAATAAATACTTTTTTCAAAAATCATCAACATGATTGGGATGTTCTATTGGTGGCTGGAAATAATATGCCACCATATAAACAAATTGACGACACATGTGTGAAAGTATTTCAATGTCAAACTACCACTGGATATATTGTTTTACAACATTATTATGATAAACTTATTCATAATTATAAAGAAGGTATTTCAAAATTAATGAGAGAACCAAATAAACATGTTTTCTATGCGATTGATAAATACTGGTTTAATTTACAAGAAATTGACAATTGGTATTTAATTGTTCCTCTAAGTGTGATCCAACGAACCGATTACAGCGATATTGAAAAAAAAATTGTTAATTATAAAAGAATTATGACGGATTTAGATAAAATGGAATTAGTAAATCGTATGAAAAAACTCAAAAATCCTTAAAATACTTTTCTGAAAACACATTGAATATATTTTTTTTGTATTTTTCATCAAGATAATATCCAATGGAATAATCTTCCAGATATTCTTTTTCTATTATACTTTTTTTTGTTACAAGATCTTTCACGGATTCTTTTGATAAAAAATAAAATCGCCCACTGCAATATTTTGTGGTTTCTATTTTTAAATTATTCGGTAACTCTGGGTGAATCTTGTAGTATTGTGAAATATGTGGTTTCATCACATCTATGATTCTTCCACCATAATGTAATTCATCCTTTTTTTTGCTTTCTAATAACTGAATCATGACATTAAAAAATTTTTCACAGTTGATTATGTTTTGATCATCATCCGTTTTAAATATATATTTATATTCAAACTTATTCATTATTGCGAAATACGATGTGATGACCTTGTGTGGTAACGAATTATAATCATCTTTATTTTTTACAAATAATACACGCGAATTATCATCAAATATATATTCCTTTTCTAAATTAGGATCACCTACCACGTGATAATAAATTAATCCGTGTGGTAAACTTTTTATCCATGTATTTTTTTGATAAATTGCCTTTTCTTTGTATTTTTGACAATTCATTATCAATAATATAAAATCTTGTTTGACTTTTTCCATCATCGTAAATATATAAATTATAAATAAATATTTATATATTTTTTACTTATTATTTTTAGTTATATCGTTTTTTCTTGGATTTCGTGAGTTTCTTGGGTTTCCCTGGGTTTTCCATAAAAACTTTCAAAACTATCTAATATATAACTTTTATCAAATAAAGATTTATAATTATTTGTTATTTTTTCAACATCACTCGTATATTCTTGACAAATCAAATAATTCATTCTCATTCTATGAGTTCTTTCGTAATTTTTATTTATTTTTTGAATAAGATACGGTATTCCCAAATTAGACATGTGCTTAATATAATATGTTTTTGAACTGTATTTTATATTATTACCTTGAGGACTGCAGTAATGTGCACCTAAAGTATAATTCATCTTTTCAACATCATTTCTATAAAAACAAACATGTTTGTCTTCCTTTTTATTATCTACCACTCGATTGATAGTATTCAAGTCTACATCACCTAAATTTAATTCATTACTTTCACCTATAATATCAACGCCTTTTGTGGTTAATATACTTGTATTATCCCTTAGTTCATTCGCTAAATCTTCCTCGGTAGCACACAACCATTCATCCATATCTACCATTATTATCCATCCATTTTTGACAGTCATCCAAAAATGGTCCTTCAACCATGTTTGTTTATGTTCATTCAATTCATAATTAGTTGAAAAAGTTGCAACTTCACAGCCCATTGATAATATAATTTCAAGCGAGTTATCTGTGCTCTCATTATCCAAAACTGTAATTATACTATTGGGAAAATTTCTCCTATAATGATTTATCGTATGTGGTAACATGATTGATTCGTTATAACATAGTATAAATATATTTACATCCATATTTAATGACATATTAATATTATGAATCAAATAATATTTATATTATTTACGAAAAATTTATTTTATTCCAATTTTCAGGAAACAAATCAGTTGTATCATTTTTACTATTTTTTTCAAACCATAATTCAGGATAACATACTATTTTTTCCGGATTTGAATTTAAATAGGCACCCCACCAACTAAATGTACTATTTGCAATTATATTATGACTACAACAACTCATCATTAATAACTGCTCCCAATCCTCTATTTGATCATTCGCTTTTATAAATATACACATCGGAAAATCCTCTCCCAACTTTATTATCGTCTGATTCACCTCTTCATTATCTTCTTTTTCACAAAAATATAATATTTTTATCATTGATTTTGGCTTAAGTTTTGCTATCATACAATTGATACTATTTTTATAATATTCATACGGCATTAAGGAATACACCTTTAATAATTTTTTGTAATCCCCCAAGCGAAAATGCATCGTAATAAATTCCTTATAATTATAATTATATTTCTGGGTTATTTTCTTCTTCAATTCATCTATTTTTAATAAATTATAAATATCCTTATAATACAACTCGAAATATTTCGGACTCTGAAAATACCCGTCAAATATTATATTCTGTAATAAGGATGTTTTCACTGGCAATTCTTCATATCTAAACGATTTTTCCCGAACAATATCCATTTTTAAAACAATATTCTGAATATGTCCTCGTATATATTTGAAAAAATTATGCCAATATGTATGTCTGGGCGTTACACCACTATTCAACATATATGTATTTCTGAAAAAAAAGGTTTCATTCGTACACGACATTGCATATGCTATTGTGGTAAATATTTCAAACAATTGATTCCCTAACCCACCTCTTATATTACATGTAATCATATTGATTTATGTATATATTATATTTACTATTATTTATATTATTTATATTCTTTATCATTTCATAATTATACAATTCTTCCGGATAATTTTAAAAATCTTCAGTAAAATTAAACGTTTCTTCCGACAAAGTTTTATCAGCTAAAGCATAAGAATCCACCTTCTTTTCAAAAAAATTCGACTTTGCCTCTAAACTGATCAACTCCATGAAATCAAATGGATTCGTAACATCAAATATCTTATCATATCCTAATTGCAAGCACAGTCTATCCGCTACAAATTGTATATATTGTGTCATCATTTTGGAATTCATACCAATCAATCTACATGGTAATGCTTCGCATATAAATTCCGTCTCAATATCGACCGCCTCCCTTATTAATTCGTGTATCTTAGATTTCGACATTTTCTTAACCAATTTACTATACAAGAGTATCGCAAATTCACAGTGAAGTGCCTCATCTCGGGAAATCAACTCGTTCGAAAATGTTAATCCGGGCATCAATCCACGCTTTTTCAACCAGTAAATACTACAGAATGCTCCAGAAAAAAAGATACCTTCTACGCAGGCAAATGCAACCAAACGTGTCGCAAAATTACTGCGATTATCCTTTATCCATTTTTGTGCCCAGTCCGACTTCTTTTTTATACATGGGAAATTATCTATCGCACGAAATAATCTGGTCTTTTCCTCATCATTTTTTATATATGTCTCTATCAATAAACTATATGTCTGAGAATGTATATTTTCCATTGCTATTTGAAATCCATAAAAAGCTCTTGCTTCTGACAACTGAACATCCGACATGAATCTTACCGCCAAATTTTCTAATACAATACCATCACTCGCAGCAAAAAACGCCAATATCATAGATATGAACATTTTTTCCTCATCATTTAAGCTTTCCCAATGGGTTAAATCTTTTGATAAATCGATTTCCTCGGCTCGCCAAAAACAATCTACTTGTTTTTTATACATTTCCCATATATCTTGGTGTTGAATTGGAAACATTACAAAACGATTATCGTCAGGAGAAAGTAACGGTTCTTGATTAGTCTTTGACATCCTAAATAATATATAGCAAAGATTTTATATTTTTATAAAATATATATTATTTTTCAAAAACAAAAAACAAAAAAGAAGATTCTTTTTTGATTTAGTTTTCTTTTCTTTAGTTGTCTTTACTTGTCTTTTTTTTGCAAACATATTCCACATATTTGCAAGTAATTATTTTTGTAATATTCAGTATAATAATCCGCACCTTCATTCAACTCGTCAATATGATTTAAATAACTATTGTCTTTTTCGTATATTTCATACAAGAGTTTTCGTTGATGTTCATTTTCAAATTGTTGGGTTTCGTGTTCATTGAAATTTGTATATATCATACTTTTATCATTCCCATCAACTATATTTAATGCACTTATTTTTGAAATAGACGCCACAAGTATTACGATTATGAGTAGCGTAAATATAAAGATTAAACTGATTGATAGTAATTTATTTATGTCGATATTATTGTATTTTTTTAGTTTAGGTGAATAACATCCATATTCACCTTTTTTTGTATATGGAATATTTGACTCCAAAGCATCATATTCATCCGAAGAGGAAGATGAATATGCTTGAGTATTGATATGCACCGGATAATTCATTTGTATTTTTCCTGACTTTGTAATTCTAATTGGAAGTGGAATTGGAACTGCTATTTAATTACATTGATTCTTATTTAAAAAAATATTTCAATTTTTTTACATCTGTGTAATATAATGGAATCTCAGAAAAAAGATTTATTAAAAACAATAGAAAATGAAATTAATGATACGATTAAAGAAGCTTCGCATCACGTAAGTAATGATTCACCTGAGAATCATGGTGCGTTGAATGTAGACAATATTCACGGGGATGAAAATTATTTGTCTTTAGCAAAACGCGATAAATATTTGAAAAAATTAGAGGAAGAAATTGTTTTAAAAAAGAATTTTTTAGAAAATAAAAGAAAAGATTTAGAAAAAATTTCTTATGAAAATGAATTTTTAGAAAATGTGAAAAAAGACTATGAGAAATATTACAAATATATTATCCAAGAAAAAAAAGAACAATTGGAAAAAATGGCGTATTTAGATGAATATATTAAAGATATCATGGAAAAAAATAAACTGACGGATGATGAAATCGAAAATTCCAAGAAAGAACAGCGTGATTTATTGAATGAAATGAAAAACATTAAAACGAAAATGGATAATTTAATGATAGATAAACATTTGTAACCCGATAATATATTTTCTTGGTAATATATATATAATGAGTGATAGTGTTCCGGAATCTGATAAAAATATATTTAATGAAATTATGGGTAATTTGGATACAATCGGAACCCGATTAGGAGAAAGAAATGATTTTTTTGATTATGTATCAAAGACGTTTATACCAACTATTCAAAAATTACTTGATTTAATCAGTGACTTAGGAGTCCAAATTAATAATTTAAAAAAACAAATTGATGAAAAAGAAAAAGAAATAGATGCTGCTAAAACTGGAAATAATGAGGAATTACTGAAACAAATAAATGATTTAACTGAAGAAATGGCAAAAAAAGAAGCAGCTTTAAATACATTACAACAATATCTTACAGATATTCGTGACCTTGTCAGAACAATTAAGAATGAAAAAGTTGATAATAAAGGTACCAGTGAAGAAGTTAAGGCAGACGCAGAAAAATTAGTTACAAAAATTCAAGATCTTATTGAAAAGCATACTGCAGCTACCGGTGTTGGTGCACCTACCGGTGATGGTTCAACTCCCGGTGATGGTTCAACTCCCGGTGATGATTCAATTAGCGGTGGTTATAGACGACGACGAGGAAGAAAAACCACTCAAAGAAAGAAGGGTCTTAAAAAAATGAGGGGTGGTTATGATGCAACCAGAAGAAGACATAGTTCCTCTTCAAAAAAAACAAGAAGAAACCGAAGAAAACACAAAAGACATTCGTCAGGTTCAAGTTCCAAAAAGAGTGGTTCATCCTCTTCTTCGTATTAGTATGTTGTCCGTTTTATATAATTCATTTTTCACAGTAATTATATAAAATATCAAGTTAAAAACCAAAATAAGCGTATTATGACGACCAATACATTCCGTAAAGACCCGGAACATTTATATGATAGCCATATTCTCGAGACCGTTTATTTAATAAATGCACCATGTTTTTCATTAATTTACAACGATTTCTATATACACGTTTCCAACATCTTTGTACAATTCTAATCCAAAATGTTTTCAGAATAGCAACACATTCGTTACCGGATAAATACACTTTATACCCTATTTGCGGTGTTATATAATTTTCCTTGGAAATTATATTAAAATAATTTCGAATTACTTTGTGCGTTAATTCCAAGTTATTTTTCCTATACGAATCAGTCAATAATTTGTACTTATTTCGATAAACATTCATCATTACTTCGTTTAATATATAGAAATCGTTTTCACTATCACTATCACTATAATCATCGTAATAATCATCATCACTATCGTCATCACTATTATCATCAATATGTATGATTATGTAATGTCCGTAAATATTTGGGTCACTTTGCGTTATATCGTATCCATGTAAATTTGGATGATATAATTCACAAAGCAATAAATAATTTTTATTCATCCTAATAGGAGAAAATAATAATATTAATAAATTATAATTTTAATTATTAATATTCATCAATTTTTTTTAAAGACTATATATATATGATGAGAATTAAAAAAACCTTTTCAAAATTGTTAGATAGAAAAACAATTTCAAAGATATTAGAAAACAAATATGTATTGTACTTTGTCTTTATTTTAGCAATTATTCATGTTTTTGGTTATATGATTACCGGAAACTTTAATTCAATCATCTTTTTCGGTTTGATTGGCTTTTTAACATCGTTTTTTAGTAAAAATATGATTATTGTATTAAGCGTTCCTTTAATATTAACAAGTATTTTCATGCTTGGTAAAACAATTAAAGAAGGATTTGAAAGTACCCGAAGCATTGAAGATGTAGAAAAAGACATTTCCAATACAAGGGAGAAAATTAAAAATTTAGTAAAAAAAGATATAAAAGGTAAAAAAGAACGTGATGAACTGAACAAATTATTGAAAAAAATGGATGACCTTCAAGATGAAAAGGCAAAACTATTGAAATCTTCGGACGAAGAACCAACACCAAAATCTCGATCTAAAAATAGTTCAGATGATTCCGATTCATCGGCAGACGCAATGTCAACAATGTACAACAAACCAAACAGAATTGATTATGCTTCTACTGTAGAAGATGCATATGAAGATTTAAATAAAATTTTAGGAGGAGATGGAATCAAAAGACTTACCGATGATACTCAAAAATTAATGAGTCAGCAATTACAATTGGCGGATGCCATGAAAGGCATGACTCCTTTAATGGAACAAGCAAAATCATTATTACAGGGTTTTGATTTGAAAAATTTGGGCGGATTAGGGGATCTTACAAAAAATCTACCTGTAGGTGCTGCAATGGATAATAATGTATAAAATATTCATTTATTATGGTTAGGTTAGTTTAGATTGGTAATATTTTATATTTTTTGAGTTAATCGACATATATTATATCTGTATAATATATGCCAAAGAAGTGTATTCCAGGAGTTATATGTATAGAAAATGTGACATTGTTTTTTTTGATACTTACCGTATTTATTTTAAGTTATCTATTCTACATTAATTTAATTAAGAAAGAAAAAAACGTAATTGTTAATATTGAAAAACGACACAATCCTCATCATGCCCCACGACAAATGATTCAAGCTGTTCCAAATTATCCGTATAATAATTTAACGCCTGATGTATTGATGGACCCCTATATTCCTCCACTAAGAGATGAACGCTATTTTGTTCCAAGAAGAATGCCTATCAATGTTTCAACAAATCCGGGAGCCGTAGATACCAATTATCGTCAAATGGGACTATTAACGCCTCTACATAAAACATCTAAAAAAGACAAGATACTTCCTTTGATGGGTCGTCCTTTATATGTGAATCGTGATAAATGGCAATATTATACGATGAGCGATCAAAACAATAGTGTAAAATTGCCAATTATCCGTAATGGACGTAGTTGTACAAATGAATATGGTTGTGACCAGTTATATAGCGGAGATAATGTTTATGTGGAGGGATATAATGAGGCATTCAAGATTACCATGTATGAAAATAATAATATTCAATATTTACCCTTTTAAGTTTCTCTTTATATTTTCTCTCTATAGTATGCTGACTTGAAGACAATTATAAATGTTTTAATGTAGTATTGTGAAGATTCACTCCTCTTCGATTTTTGTTTGTTCTTGTTTTTTCAGTTTTGTCTGATTTGTTGTTTTTGTAGTTTTTTTTGGTCTGTTTTTTTTTATCAAATAATTTCATTAACCTACCTTTAGTTAATTTCATTATAAATTATAATTAAATAATAATTTTTAATTATTTATCTTATTATTTATATATTTATATGGCTAAAGGCAAAAATAATAAAAAATCAAAAGCACCTCCAGCAAAATCTTCTGGTGGAAAAAAAGGTTCTTCTGCAGCAACATCAGGATCTTCTGCTGCTGCAAAAACAAAATCAGCTACACCATCCAACGGATTTCCAATGAACATATCTTCATCCAAAGTCTCCGGTGAATGTAAACTAAAATGTGAATATTTATTTAATTACCAAGCTTCAAATACATCTACCGCTACAAATTACGGAACAAATATACAAATTACTTATGGTGATGGTGCTGATGTAACATTCAATAATAATAAATACAAGGTAACATCCATTAATATATATACTCCATCTCTGCATTATTATAATGATTCGACTACCGCTGGAGAACTTTGTATTAAACATTCCCCTATCGCAGGTGGTAAAAATTTAATGGTATATATTCCATTAAGTACCAGTGGAGTGACTCTTGAATCATCACAAATAATAACAAATATTATCAACTCTGTTTCGAAATTTGCACCTGCCGCAGGTAATACTACAAATCAAGGGATTTATGAATTTACACTAAATAATGTGGTTCCAATGAAACCATTTTATACTTATAGCACAACCAATATTGATGTAATTATATTTGGATTATCAAACGCAATTGGTATCTCTCAAGATACTTTAAATACGCTAAAGAAAATTGTTAAATCTTCAATCATCAATCCGGCAATCATAAATACATCGCTCTTTGTAAATAATACTGGACCAGTTTTAAACGTATCGAGCGACATTATGATGGACTGTCAGCCTACCTATGTTGAAGAAAGTGCTAACATTATTCGGTCTAAATCTGTTAAATTTGATCTATCAAATAATCAAAATTTTATGTATTTACTCTTGTTATTCGGAATTATGCTCTTCATCTATATGATGTACGTTTTTTCAAAATTTATTTCAACGAGCAATACACCATCGTCTAATTCTTTTGCCAGCAAAATTCAATAATTTTACCCTGAGGGTCCGGTCCCTGAATGAATTTCCACACCCCTCTGTCCACACCCCTCTGTCCACACCCCTCTGTCCACACCCCTCTGTCCACACCCCTCTGTCCACACCCCGCGTCCACACCCCCTTTCTCTCATTGTTGCTTTTTTCAAAAGTAAAAATGGATTAAAAATATTATAATACGCATATAATATTTTTATATCATAGGTCTGGTTGGTTACTCTTTACGCAATAATAGGTGATGCATCGTGATTATTTTCCAATACTGGTGAATACGATGGTTTTCCCGAAACAGTGTGTTCGATTGGTGCCATTTTACTAACCATTTCTTCTTCTAAAGTATATGGAAATTGATTATAAAAACTCAAGTTTGATGCCTTTTTTTCCTCAGTAGGCATGTAATTCTCAATACCATATGTTCCAGTTTTGATTTCTGAACGTTTAATCAATACATATGCCACGATAAAGCCTAAAACCCCTAAAATCGGATGGCATTTGGCAAATAATAAAATGGCAATGATGACAACAATTACTTTTCCAAATATATTATCTACGGCCTTCGCTAATAACGCTGGAGTTTTATAACCAAATATTATGTAAATTATAAATAATAATGACAAAACTAATTCACCAGTCTTTTCTTTTTTGAATATTTTATCTAAACCTTCCATATATCATATTCGTAGATTATATTCTTGAATAACTTAATAATTTAAAATAAAAATTGACTTTAATATAATTTACTAAATTACATCAATATACATTTATGGAATTTATTACCAAGAAGAAGAATAACAACCAGATTAACAACCAGATTAACAACCAAATGGATAATCTAATGAAAAATCAGAATAATACCATTTTTGACAATACAAAATTACTAAATAATAATCCTCCACGAGAGAAACCCCGAGGTTATCTTGGACAAAAAGGTTACACCGTATCAAAAAAAGATCTATCTATTGAACAACAAAACGAATTAAAAAAAGAATTAACCGCTAAACCATTTGTACAAGGTTCTGGTGTTCAACAAATTCAACACTCTTTTCCTGTGTATCGAGAATCTGATAATAAATTTTATGTTCCCCGTTATTTTGGCGAATCCTATTTCGGCCCTCATACACAATGTAAATTGTCTGATGGCGATAATATTAATATTGCATTTAACGGCAGTTTGAGAGACAATCAACTCCCTGTTGTAAAAGCTTACACTGATTTTCTGAATCATTCAGCCGACGGCGGCTGCGGATTACTTGAACTTCCTTGTGCATACGGTAAAACGGTCCTTTCTATTAATATTATTAGCATATTACGTAAAAAAACACTGGTGATTGTTCATAAAGAATTTCTTATGAATCAATGGATTGAACGCATTAGTCAGTTTCTTCCAACAGCAAGAGTCGGTAAAATTCAGGGACAAATCATTGATATCGAAGACAAAGATATTGTCATTGGTATGCTACAATCATTATCTATGAAAGATTACCCAGCATCTATGTTTGAAAGTTTCGGACTTACCATCATTGATGAAGTTCATCACATCTCAAGTGAAGTATTCTCTTGTGCTCTTTTCAAAATTGTAACCAAATATATGCTTGGTTTATCCGCTACAATGAATCGTAAAGACGGAACTACTAAAATATTTAAAATGTTTTTAGGAGACGTCATATACAAAGGACAAAGAGACGAACAACATAGTGTTGTTGTGCGAGCAATCGATTATGTTTCCAATGACGAGGATTTTAAAAATGTCGTCACTGATTATCGTGGTCAAGTACAATATAGCACCATGATTACTAAATTATGCGGGTTTAATCATAGAAGTGAATTCATATTGCGTATTCTACAAGATTTAATAAACGAAAGCGTGGAAAAAAACACGAAGCAACAAATTATGATCTTGGCACACAATAAAAATCTATTGAAATACTTGCACGACGCAGTCGAAAATAGAAAAATTGCGACGGTTGGATACTATGTCGGAGGTATGAAGGAGATTGCTCTAAAAGAATCCGAAGGAAAACAAGTGATTATCGCAACATATTCAATGGCCGCCGAAGCTTTGGATATTAAAACCCTAACCACGCTTATTATGGCGACACCTAAAACGGACATAGAACAAGCAGTTGGTCGTATTTTAAGAGAAAAACATGGGTCTCCTATTGTCGTAGATATTATTGATGAACACCAGCCTTTTAAAAATCAGTGGTGTAAACGTAGAGCATTTTATAAAAAACAAAATTATAAAATAATTCATTCTTCTAATTTAAATTACAATCCAAATGTAAAAACCTGGAAAGTTTTGTACAATCCGACGAATACAGGACTTACTTGTGAGACGACGAATGATGATGTGGTTGAAAATGAAAAAAACGAATTGTTACAAGGAAAATGTCTGATTAAACTCAAGAAAAAATAAAAGTATGAAACGGTAGTACGATGAATCATCAATAGTACGATGAATCATCAATAGTTCTAAATATAGATTCTCCTTTTTCTATCCTTTGTTTTATTACGATTCTTTTCAAATTTCTTCAAATAATATTTTCTTCTTTCTTCTGGCGTCATTTCACTTGTATTTGTTCCTTTTTTATATGATTTATTCGTTGTATGGTAACGTCCAGTATTACCATGTCTACTTTTCTTTGTATGATTTTTGTCATAATAATACTCTGGTCTATGGTAACGTCTATAACTTTTATTTTCTTGCTGTCTTTTATTATATTTTTTTCTTAATTCATTTGCACCACCTAATACGATTAATGACCCACATACTATTAAAAATATTTCTAAACTATTCAACATATTTCTTGTATATTATATATTACAAAGAAAATATATTATTTTTGTAATTGGTTAGTAAAAGTATTCAAATTTCAAAAGTATTGTAAAATAAAATTGAAATTATTTTTAATTTCTACATACCAGATTATACACCTTTAAACATGTTCAAATTCAAAATAGAATTTCACAATTCAAATATGTATTGCGATATGAATCCAAGTAAAAGTTATCATAATAATAACCCTCCACATTTTTATATAAATAATAATTGTAAATATTGTAAATGTTCAAAAATATATACAATCGATATCAGTAAATATATTGCAAACGCGTGTTGTTGCACAAATATAGATTTCGATGATGACCGTCAATGATCTTCTTTACCACACTTGTTTTCCAGTATGCGTAAAATGATTATAACTATCTGAGCAATTTTGAGAATTTTGTAATACTTCAAAAGGAACTGGATTAGCTAAACCTAATAAATTCGGAGGTAAATAACCACCTGTAGAATATACTGGAGTATTTGGTACACCCCCCATATATTGGTGATAACTACCACCCCTCATCTTACGCGATGCACCATTTTTTCCGATTCCTCTTCCACGTCTCTTTGCAGTTTTACCTTGTTTTTTGGATTTCGATTTAGAAAAACGAAAAACTTTCGATAATTTCCTTTTTAACTTTTTTAATGTAAGTTTTTTACCCATCTTCTTATACTTATTAACTATATTTTTTATTTTCATTTTTATTGACTTTTTATTTTTTCTTCCGCCTTTCATAATTGATGAATTCGCCGCTTGAGCACCACTTATAGGGACTGGATTTAATGAAAATTGTCGTGATGTTTCAATACTTCCAAATCCACCAGAATAACTTGAATTATCCACATTTACTAAAGATGGATTTATACCTGTATTTGGTGGCACTACATTTTTAAATTCAAATGGGCTTATTGGAGATTTTACTAATGTTGTCATTATATATATACATCTTTATTTTTTTCTAAACGAAATAAATCATTTTTATTTGCAACTCTTTCACCTCGCGGTGCTAAACGCATCGGAGTCCATCTTTTATGTTTGTAATTATAACTACATATCATATTATATTCTTTATCTAAATGTACATATTTATCTATATCTTGATTCTCAAATTCTTCTTCATCATCACTTTCCTCTAAAGCATCCAAATTATTATTCTCCTTAATAATTCTAAACAATTTATTCATCATTACACTTGTTTTATAATCCGGAATACAAGCCACTTCGCAATAATAATCGCATTTCTTTGTGTCATGATTAAACGCATATAAACTATAAATATCGCTTTGTATTTCTGGTTTCACATTGAATACCATATCTTTCATTTGTCCCTTGTGATTCTCCGTACCTGTCATATATCTCCTTTCTCCTAAATTCAATTTATAATAAACCGAATTTACAATAGGCGACTTTGGAAATTCTCTTCTGAATTGTAAATATTTTATCTTGTATGGCAAAATTCCTGCTATATTTAATATATTTTGGTAATTATTATCCATGACGGGTAAGCCAAATACCATTTGCCATTCATAATAAGATACCTGTTTTATATCATTATTAAATATATCTTTCGCTATTTCGAGCTTAGCAGAATACTTTTTTGAATGAATTTCTTTACCTTTGTAATAATAAATATCCTCAAGTGAAAAAAAACGCGTGTTTTCATATTTGAAAATTGTTCCATAAAAAAGCGTGCCAAAACTCAAGTGTTCGTGAAAAGAACACACCCCATATTCAATCTTTACAAATTGTTTCGTTTCTGTATTTATTTCCATCAAAAAACAAACATTCTGCATCTTATATGTTGTAAACCATGCAAAATATTTCTTACCTTCTGGAATACATAATATATAATCATAAACTTTATTATGACCTATTGACTCATAAGAAAGTTCTATTTTTGGGAAATTTTTTATTATTTCTTCTCTTTCACAATCGCGTATCATTTTATCTGTATATTTATTTATGACGAAACCTTTATATTCATTTCTTATATTCATTATATTGTTGGATCATCAGTTTTCTAATAGAGTTTTCATATGCTGAATCTCAAGTTCCTGGGTATTTTTAATTTTAGATGCCAATATCTTTATATCAGGACTATGCGTCTTTTTCAGTATTTCTTCGGAGGTGAATATTGCCATGGAATGATGTTCGATCATTTCGTTCAAATACTCGCCATCATATATATATTGTTGTTTCCTGTACATATAATATAGGATTCCCAAGAGAGGTAATAAAAACAAATAGTATTTGAATGAAAACTTACCCATGTAAGAATCATGCATCAACACTTCGACCAATCCCATGAATGTTGCCATAATCCCACTAATGTAGAATTTTCCTAAACTATTTCGTATATTGGCAACGTCGTTCGTCATAATTCGACTCATTGCATAATATTGTATCAATACACTAAAAACCATCATGAATATTACATTTCCCAATAATCGCATCTATATTTTATGATTATATAATAATTATTGATATTAGATAGGTTCAAAGGTGTAAATATCAATAATTCGAATAATATGAAGAACCTCCGCCACCAAAAGACGAGCCAATCGTATCCAACATCGATATGTCCGTCGTCGTTGTCGTCGCCGTCGTCATCGCTGACGTAGGGTTCATTTGTTTTTTCAGAAAACTTTTAAGCTCATTTTTCATCTCTATATTTACATCGTTTTTAATTTCTTCTGATGAAAACCCGGTGTTAGATTTGGGCAAATAATCTTCCATGTTTATATTTGCATTTTTATTACTGTTCAAAGATTCAGATTCTATTATTTTAAACATGTCATTGTATTTTTGAATAGGCGAATTTACTAAATCTTTTGTTTTCGGCACAGTTAATATTTGTTTGAAATAAGTAATTAAATGATGAACTAAAAAAATTAAAATAAATGATATAATAATTGTTTGAACAGTCCAAAATAACATATAATTATACTATGTAAATATTAGAATAAGTGGGATAAAAACACATTAAGTTCTTCTTTACAAAATATATTATCAAAATCAAAATCTTCATTTACTAAAAAATAAAAATCGTGTGGCACAAAATTATAATATTTACTATTCATATTATTTGAATTCATCTGTAATTGTATCTGACTTTCTTTATATGTACCCTCCACTACAAATTGTATATTATTGTTTTTCGAAGATTTTTTATTACTCTGCATATTTATATTATTATACATGTCATAATAGAAACAAGTTATATTTCGAATATCATGATTATATGGAATTTGCGAAAATATTTTTTCGGTTTTATAATAACTTTTATCTATAAACAATACCAGATTTTTATAAAAATTTTTCAACATCAATACAGGTTGATCAAACACATTCATTTTAAATAATTGACTATTTTCTATTTTAAACAATCCATCGTTTGAAATAATTTCAATATAATTTATCGATTTATTGAAATAATTATCTATTTTTTTTATTTTTTCTAAAATTTCATCCGGATGATAGGAATTTATATATATTTTCATAATCTAAATAATATTATAATAAACTATTTAAACCTATTTATTATAATAATTATAAAGATGACTACTAAAGAAGACTTGACTGTTGTGATTGTTGAAAAAACTGGAACACTAAAAAATCTCACTATTAAACAATATAATCAAGACGAATTATATAAAAAATGCGGTTTTAAAAAACCCGACGATTTTAAAAAACAAACTGAATGGAATGTGAAAATAGAAGGTATTAAATATCATGTTGAATTATTTGGCAAGAGTGAGGGTAAAGCCAACACTGAAAATAAATACGATTTTCCGCCACCTGTAGATTCTATTTTATTTTTTGGAAGTTGTATTCTTGTTGCTAAAGTAAAACACGAATCGTCTTCCAAATTGGTTAATTTAAGCATTGAATTATGGAACAAAATATATGAAAAATTATTCGGCGGATTCGAGGATTTGGCAGTAACTTGTGTTGAAGATGAGAATGAAGTGGATGAACTTGACGGTGTTCCTGCAGAGAAAAAGACGAAACACGGTTATCTAAAAGATGGTTTTGTAGTGGATAGCGATGATGATGAAGAATATGGAAGTGATGATGACGATGATAGCGATGATTTGGAAGACAGTGATGATGTTGATGATTCTGAAGAACAAGACGAGGAACTCGAATTGGAGGATATCGGGTCTGAATTGAGTGAAGAAGAATACAATTATAGTGATGACGGAGGTGACGATGCTGGTGTTACAACAGTATTTACAAATGTAAACACAAAAAAGAAGAAGGATTAGATTTGCCAAATTATATTTAAAAATAAAATTGATTTTAATATAAATACAACTATGTATTGATATTAAAAACTATGAGACAAATTGAGAACCCCGATAACTTTCGTAAAAATATTCGTTCAAAAATAAACGCAATCATCCAAAATGAAAAAAAAACCGAAAACTTGGAAAAGGGAATTTATAATTATTCCTTAAAAGAAGCAACCAATCGAAAAGTGGTGAAAAAATGGGATAATCCCTATTTTGTTCAAATATATGTCGACCGTTTGCGTAGTATCTATTTCAATTTGAAAAACCCCGAATTATTGGGTCAAATAACCAGCGGACAAATAAAAGCCCATATGATTGCATTCATGACTCACCAGGAAATGAATCCAGCAAAATGGGAAACTCTAATTCAGGCCAAAATTAAACGAGACAAGAGTAAATATGAGACCACAATGGAAGCTGCAACAGATACTTTCACTTGTCGTAAATGTCGTTCAAAGAAATGTACTTATTACCAAATGCAGACCAGGTCTGCGGATGAACCGATGACTACATTTGTCACCTGTATTGATTGTGGTAATAGATGGAAGTGTTAGGTGGAATGTCGTGCAGTCAGTAGAACTTATTATGAACCAGCGGTGGTTCGTTTTTTGGTAAATCTGTAGAACCAAAACCACCTGATCCACGTTTGGTTTCTGTGTGTTCAGTAACGATTCCTATAATGGGACGATTTATTTTCTCCATAATTAATTGTGCGATTTTATCGCCTTTTTTTACTTGATATGTGTTTTCGTTGTGATTATTCACAAGTAAAACAAATACTTCGCCGCGGTAATCATAATCAATGACACCTGCACCTACATCAACGCTGGACTTGGCTGCTAATCCTGATCGTGGTGCGAGACGAATATAGTAGTGTTCTGCGTCACAGCCTTTCCATGAAACGGATATACCTGTGCCTACCAGTTTTCGTGTTCTGGGAGGAATGGATTCATCGACGGCTGAAAATACATCCATACCGGCGGCATATGCAGAGCCATATACTGGTTCACGGGCGTCTTCGCATAGGTATTTTACATTTAAATGTAATTGCGACATTATATAATAATTATATGGTGTAATATTTATATATTTTTAACGCTTATATTTTTAACGCTTATATTTTTTATTTCTTCTGGTAATTTTTCCTTTTCTTCTTCTTTTTTTGCTTTTTTTAATGGATTTTCTTGAAAGACGACGTTTTCCACCAATTCTTTTTTGGGTTTTCACCAAATCAGGATTTTTATTCCAATATGCATTTAACAGATCACGATATTTATTACATCTGTCTACATTTTCCAAATTATCAGAATAACAATTCAAAATAATATAATTTTGTAACTTTTCTATCACACTTTCATCTATTTTTCTTCCTTTTTCAATTAAATCTGACCACATCTCATAAGTAGTTCTCCTTCTACCATCCCTCATTTTTTTCATATATTCTGAATTCTCCATTTCATTCAAATACTTATCTGAACGAAACATTAATTCATCCGGACTCGTTGCTCTTTCTACGCTTTGAGTGAGTAGCTTATATTCTTCTGTACCTATTTTTCCCGGAGGTTGTTGTGTAATTTCCGATAATTCTATTATATTTTTGTCTTCATCATCGCTATCGCTATTAACATCCTCCGCAATTCCGTATATTCTTGGTTTTAGTTTTTGATATGACATATATATAAATATAACAAAAAAATAATTTGTTTCTCTCATTGATACAAAAATGTACGAATCAAATCATCCGGAAAATCAGGTGAAACCTTTCTCAAAAACATGGTATATTTGTTTTCTTTCAAAAAATTATGAATATAATCCACATCTTTTTTTGACCCTTCTCTAAATATATGAGGACTTGTTTTACTGCTCATTCTCGACCAATCTGCACAATGAGTTACTTCTTTTATTACATTTTTTAATGAAGCCATTGAATACAAAATAATTGCAAAAATACTTTCATTTGCTAATCCGCCTTGGCATATTTTATTATATATATCCTTATTTACATTTGAATATAGAATACATTTTTTTGCATCTATTCGATTTATTATAAACCATGGATCATTACCTAACCTAAACTCTGGTTGAAATAAACGCAGGTTTGCACGTTTATGTATATAAACATTCCACCACGCCGGTTTCCAATTCATTATTGTCTTGTCATGATGATTCATGAAATTCTCCCTAAATTTTTCAGGCGATATGATTGGAATACACGCATCCGTTAAAAAACAAAATTGGGCATTATCCTTATCATGAATGATCGCAAAATGCATGATTGAAAAATATGCGGGGACGACATGATAATAGGAGGTTTTAACAATATATTCAGGCGGTATCGCGTGTTTTTTAATCCAGGGCGATTGAATTGTATTATAGTCTTTATAATGGAAATATACATTTATAATATCCTTATTATGTTCTATCCATTCTCTCCATATATGTTCCTTGTTTACCTTTTGCTCATAGCTTATTAAAAAACATAATGCTATTTTCATTATTTATAAATTATATTTTATTTTTACATTCTAATTTTTAAATCTAATATTTGGGGGTTTGAGAGAAGAGAGAAAAGACGGCTTCGAAACAGGAATTTGTAATATCGATATAAAAAATCGTTAATATTCTCTAAGCCGGGTGAAAAAACCTAATTATTTTTTTCCAAAAGTATTTTGCGAAAACAAAAATTGGACATTTATAAATGTCCATTTTCTGGATTTTCCAAATGAGTCTTGAAAAAAGGGGGCAAAAACTGCCATTGTGATGCTAAAGCTCTCAAAAATATTTTGCGGATTTTTGGATGAGAGCATAATTTTGTGAGCATAATTTTTATTTTAAAAAAAAAAGAATTTAGGGGATTTTTTGTAAGTATAATATACTACATTATGCCTACAAAAAAAATGCCGAAAAATGCCGAGTTTTATACATGTGAAGTGTGTGACTTTAAATGCAGTAAAAAAAGTAATTTTGAAAAGCACAATTTGACAGGTAAGCATGCCAAACAGGTAAAAATCCTACATAATACTACAAATTTGGAGCAAAAAAATGCCGATTTTAAGAATTATACATGCGAATGTGGAAAAAAGTATAAACATCATTCGAGCTTGTGGGCTCACAAAAAGAAAGGGTGTTTAACTAAAAACTGCGGCACCCAAAACAAGGAAGAAAGTGTAAATAGTTCGGTGGAAGAACATGTCGTCGTGAGTAATAATCCTGAGGAAGAAATGAAGGAATTGAAAACAATGTTTATAAAAATGATTGAAATTAACCAGGATTTACAGAAACAGATTGTTGAAATTTGCAAAGAAGGAAAAGTCACCAACAACACCACCAATAATAACACCACGAATAACAAGTTCAACTTGAATGTTTTCTTGAATGAAAAATGCAAGGATGCCTTGAATTTAACTGATTTCATCAGTAACTTGAATGTCGGGTTTTCGGACTTTGAGAATTTCGGGAAAATCGGGTATTCCAACAGCATTAGCCATATTTTTATCCGGGGATTAAAAGAGCTCGATGTTTATAAACGGCCGATTCACTGCAGTGATTTAAAAAGGGAAATCATTCATATAAAAGACGATAATACCTGGAAGAAAGACGACGAAAAAGAACAAATGATAAAAGCAATCAAGATGATTGAGCACAAGAACATAAAACAAATACCGGAGTGGATAAAAGCCCACCCGGCACATACCGATATAAGGAGCAAGAAATTCGACGAGTATTCCAAGATGCTTGATCAGTCCATGGGAGAATACGAAGACGAGGATAACCAAAAGAATTACCAGAAAATAATTCGGAGTGTTGCCAAAGAAATACTTGTTGAGAAAGATTCATAATTTTTTATAGTTTCAATTAAAAAATAATGAAAATTATCGAAGCCGGGGCAAAAACCGAATTAAATTTTTCCAAAAGTATTTTGCGAAAATTAAAAATGGACATTTATAAATGTCCAATTTTGAGAAAAGCCAAATGAGTCTTGAAAAAACGGTCAAAAACTGCCATTGTGATGCTAACGCTCACAAAAATATTTTGCGGATTTTTGGGTGAGAGCATAATTTTGTGAGCATAATTTTAAGTTTTCATAAAAAAGGATTTAGGGGATTTTTTGTAAGTATAAATATATAATGGAGACTTACGCAGTTGGGGAGAAAAATCCCCAAAAATACACGTGTAATTGTTGTGATTATAATACATGTAATAAAAAAGACTATAAAAAACATTTACAGACCATAAAACACGAAAAGCTCAGCAATTCCGGAAAATACTTACACAATACTTACAAAAATCCCAATGTCTTGTATAATTGTGAATGTGGGAAAACTTATAATCATCGTCAGAGCTTATGGGCTCACAAAAAGAAAGGGTGTCTCGGAAAAGTCGAAAATAATGAAGAAAATATAATTGTACAGTGTCCTGCAGTAATAAATAGTGAATCTAAAAGTAAAAACGAGGATATTCCTACGAAGATGGAAGAACCATCCAGTAATACTGAAGATGAACTTAAGGAGCTCAAATCAATGTTTATAAAAATGATTGAAATTAATCAGGATTTACAAAAACAGATTGTAGAAATTTGTAAAGAAGGAAAGATCACAAACAACACTACGAATAATAATACTACCAATAACAAGTTCAACTTGAATGTTTTCTTGAATGAAAAATGCAAGGATGCCTTGAATTTAACCGATTTCATAAGCAACTTGAATGTCGGGTTTTCGGACTTTGAGAATTTCGGGAAAATTGGATACTCCAACAGCATTAGCCATATTTTTATCCGGGGATTAAAGGAACTCGATATTTATAAACGCCCAATTCACTGTAGCGATTTAAAAAGGGAAATTATTCATATAAAAGATGATAATACCTGGAAGAAGGACGATGAGAAGGAACAAATGATAAAAGCTATTAAAATAATAGAACATAAGAATATTAAGCAGATTCCAGATTGGATAAAGGCTCATCCGACACATACCGATATAAGGAGTAAGAAATTCGACGAGTATTCCAAGATGCTCGATCAGTCTATGGGGGAATACGAAGACGAGGATAACCAAAAGAATTACCAAAAAATAATTCGAGCAGTTGCCAAAGAAATATTAGTAGATAAATAAATTGGTAATAAAGATAGTATAAGCAATAAATATATGTATTCAATAAATAAATATATTTTGGAAGATGTTTGTGACAATAATATGGATTTATATAATGACATCATGGAGACTATCAGGTGTGATTATAATGAAATCGTTGGTCAATTGGCACATGAAAAAAGTATTCCAGAAATACGACAACTCGTTCATAAATTGGTGGGCGTTGTTTTGATTCTTGAAGGAAAAAACTATGAAATCATGTATTATTTGAAAATGTTGTTGAATATAGACAAAACATCGAGGAACCTCAAGCATTACCAGGTATATATCAAAATGATAATCGATTACGACAAAAGTTTTTTGGGGTTATAGGTATTGTAATTTACTCCCGAGAGTTTTGAAATATCTATTATTATAAGTGATATTTTTATCCAACGCTTTGGCAAGTGTCTTATCATTCATTTTTAATTTTTTTATACAATCATATTTGCATGTAAATTCATTTATTAAATTACCGGTTGGATCATATTGTCCGATACCGTCCTTATATAAAAGTGGTTCTCCATGTTTTTCAATAAAAGTATCTTTTATTTCACATGGACATTTATCAAATAATACATAATAATTTCCCTTTGTGATTGTTCCATTTTTCACTGGGTTATCAAGTGCAGAGGTTGATTCATAACCATTATTTAGTGCTGCAGTTTTTCTGTCTAAATATATATTCAATATTTCTGTTTTGTCGTTGTTTAATTTCGCAACATAGCCAAGATTTTGACTTTTTGTTACTTTTGTAGGAATAATATTATCAATAACATTTGGGTCTTTATCACGATCAACATACATCCATCGAAATCCTTGATATATTGTATTTTCTTTTACCGCTTTATCAATACTCGGTCGTTTCATAACAAAATTTGATTCTTTTATACATTCTGCAACACTTTCATATATTTTAATTAAATGCAAATTTTCAGGATTTATTTTTTGTAATCTTGGACCTAATGTTACAAGTGGTTGTTCAAATCCAGTGGTAACTTTTATTTGCGTAGGACATATTTTTTCTAATATTTCTCTGTTTGACTTTTCTAAATTTTGGATAATCTTCATCATTTCTTTTTGAGTATTTAATAATTCTTGTATAATAGAAATATTATCGTATTTCTCCTGTGTTGTGTTAGACGACGCAATCACTTGTTTAAGTGTTTCATTTTCAACACGCAAGTATTCAACATTATTGTTAAATGACTTTATATTTGTATTGATAATATGTAATAACATTTTATATGTTAAATTCTTTCCAATCAATAATAATTCATTTTCATTTTCATGGTTCGTCAAATCAGTAACTTTGTTGAACTTGATGTTTTCATGAGACAATATGAAATTTTCGAAATCTTTGCTTTTATCTACCAAAAAACAATCTAATAGTAAAGTTTCTTCATAATTGGTTTTATGTTGATTGTATCTGTCTTGAATACCTCTTCGACTTTCACCAACTTTTATGATATATGTTCCATCTTCATTTGTTTTTATTTTTATAATATAAAATAGTGAACCAATATGTCCATATTCACGAAGTAGCATTTTTTCCTTTTCTCGCAATACTTTTTCGTCCAATTCTTTTTTATTTGTTTCCTCAATTTGAACAATTTCATTTTTTGCTTGTTGGAGTTGTAATTTCAATTCATTACTTTCCTCTTGTATTGTTTGTTGTAATATTTCTTCTAATTTTATAAAATATTCGTGAATTTCTTTTGCTTTTTTTGTTTCTGCTTTTATACAAAATAATTTGAAGGTTTTTATTGTAAGCATAATTGTTTCTTTATTATGACCACCACGTCCTTGTTTTTGCTCACCTTTAAGGGTGAGCAAACATTTGTAGTCAACATTTAGTTTAAAAAAATTTTGTAAAAGTCTTTTTGCTTTGTCCTTGTTGCTGAATTCCAACCATTTCCATACATTATCTAAATCAATAACAAAGTCAGTAGTTGAATTGTAATTTAAGTAGCAATAAAACGAAGAAACAAATAGTTGTTGTTCTGTTTCTGAAAAATTTTCTTTAA